GTAGTTCTGAGGTCGGCCAACCCGTCAGCAAATCTCGGTAACACCAACCAGACGCGCATTGTCGCAAAAGGCTTCGCAGTGAGGTTCAAGACATGAGCTTTGGCGTTATCAGCATCAATGACAGCTCGTTCGTGCAGATCGATTCGGAAACGCCTCGGCTTTGCGTGCTCACGAAGGGTAGCTATTCAGGAACCACAAACGCAAACGTCACCTTTCCGCGCGCGGTAACAAGTGCTGATCCGCCGCTTGTGTTCATCAGGCCCGATCAAAACGGCATCGTTCAGGTGCCGATATCGGTGTGGTTTACCGGTGGACCGGGCAACTGGACAGGCTTTGCAATGAAGGCATCAAACGTCCAGAGCACGCTGAGCGGCCAATATTTCATCGCGGCATGGGCTTCCATGGGGACTGCATCTTTCGGCATGCGTATCTGGGGACCTGGAGGCGAGCTTGTATATGACAGTGGGGCACCACCAGTTGCTGTCACATTCGCAGCAGGCAACTGGACATACGTAGGCAGCGAGCAATTGAGTGTTGGCCAGCGCTATAGGTGGAGCATCGACAAGGCTCTGGGAGTAGGTGAGTTCATATCTATTAACTCGTTTGCGCTTCACTGCCACAACGGCGCGAACGGTGGTGGCTGCGGAATTGCCGTGGATTACGCGAACTCAAAAATCATGATGTACAGCCTCGCCACAACTGCGTGGACCGACCAAGGGCACCGCCCGTTTCTCTGCGCAAAACTAACCGCCTGAATCAAGGCAGACAATTAGGAGCATTCGATGCCTTGGTATAAATCGGGTACGGTTTCCGTCACCCAAAATTCGAACGCGGTCATTGGTACCAATACCGCATTCATAGCAAACAGCAGGGTTGGCGACGGCTTTCGTGGGCCGGACGGCGGCTGGTATGAGGTCACCAACATCGCCAGCAATACCGCGATGTCGATTGCGCCGAACTATCAGGGAGCGACCAACAACGCGGGCGGCTATGCACTTGCCCCATTGCAGGGGTACGTCAAGGATTCTGCTGATGCACTCCGGGCGCTGGTCAACCAGTTCGGCTCCACGCTTGCGGTGCTTGGCACTTCTGGTACCCGCGAGGGTGTGCGTGGAGCACTTTCAGCCGCTGCCAGCGGTAACAACGGCGATATCGTTTCCCTGTCCGGCCTGACAACAGCTTTGACAATCGAGCAGGGCGGCACCGGCAAGAAGACGGCAGGCGAAGCAATCCAGGCGCTCGGCGGCGTTCGCCTCGGAGCGGGCAACTCTTCTATAGGTACAAGCCTGTTTTCTGGTGCGCCGCCCGGCATTGCGTCCATCAGCTCGTCCAACAATGACGGAAATACCGCGCTGCGGATTGCCAACGCAGCAAACAACAGCGCCTCAGCTGTGATGACGTTCATCCGGGACACGATTTACGGCGTTCACCTGGGATTGGATACCGACAACAAATTTAAGCTCGGCGGCTTCTCGATGGGGGCCGTTGCACGAACGCTGTACCACGAAGGCAATGCGGTAGGCACGGTTTCTCAGTCTGGGGGCATTCCCACTGGGGCGATTATAGAAACTGGAAATCTTAATGGAGGAACATTCACTAAATACGCTGATGGAACATTAATTTGCCGTGGAATTTCACCGGGGCAAGCGACTGCAAACAGCGCAGGCGGGGCAATTTACTATTCAGGCGGTGTAGCATTTACATTTGCTTCGCCATTTGTTGCGGTGCCTGCTGTGGTTATGCAAGCGCTAACTACGGCAGGTTATTTCTGCTGGGGGGCAGCAGAGGGGTCGGCAAGCACTACTGGCGTAACGGGGCGCGTAGTCTCCCCCGCTAATGGGGCGTCTTCATATCTTTGTTATATTGCTATTGGTAGGTGGTTCTAATGATTATTAAACTTGCGCCACAACGCAGGGATGATGCTTTTGTTGTTGAGAAAAATGGGGCGGTTTTGATTATTAATGGAGAGGCTTTCGATTTTTCTCCCATGTCTGCCGGTTCGACGCTGCCGCGATCTGCAATTGTTTCTGAATGGTTTGCGGGTGATGTTGAATATGAAAATGATTTGACTATCCACATTATCATGCCTGTTCCAGCAAATTATAGCCCCGAACAGGCATACCCGGCAGATCTTATAGAGGTGCCTGACGGTATTGTGCAATTTCCAAAGCCTTTGCCACCGGTTCCGCCACCAGTATTTGGTATGAACGAGGGCGTGGAATAATGAGCAATATAGATTGGACCAAGTTAATCACCAAAGAAATGAAAGATGCTGTCATCGCGGCGCGCATTCTGGCTGATGCCACGTCAGCGTTGAACAGCAAAAACGGTGCAGCGGCTTCTCAGATCGCCCGCATTCAGGATCGTATTGAAACGCTGGGCTACGGAATCGAAGCCGGAGAGGCGACCGAGCAGGAAGAGGCAGAAGCTGCTGCGCTCGCGCCTGTGCTCAAGGCCTGGAAGTCCTACAAGTACGCACTGGGCAAGGTGACCGCCCAACCCACGTGGCATCAGGCCCCAGTCTGGCCGGTCGCGCCTGCTATTCCAGAGATCGCCGCTGCGCCCATGTTGGTAAAAGATCCACTGGCCTGACGTACACCTGCCACCAAACCCCGCCATTGAGCGGGTATTTTTTTGCCCGGAGAAAACCGAATGTCCATCACCACGCAGCAGTTGCTGCAGATCCTCCCGAACGCCGGTCACAGAGCCGGCGTTTTTGCACCTGTCCTGAACACCGCTATGAGCAAGTACCAGATCGTGACCCCGTTGCGCATCGCGGCGTTCATCGCCCAGGTCGGTCATGAGTCCGGCCAGCTGCGCTACGTGCGCGAGCTGGGCGGCAACGACTACCTGTCAAAGTACGACACCGGCAAGCTGGCTGAGCGGCTTGGCAACACACCCGAGGCCGACGGCGACGGCCAGTTGTACCGTGGGCGGGGCCTGATCCAGGTGACGGGGCGTGCCAACTACGAGGAATGCGGCGAAGCGCTGGGCCTGGACCTGATCAACCATCCCGAATTGCTCGAGCTGCCGCAGCACGCCGCGATGTCGGCGGCATGGTTCTGGCACCGGGCCGGGCTCAACACGCTGGCAGACAAGGGCGACTTTCTGACCATCACCAAGCGCATCAACGGCGGTACCAACGGACTGGCTGATCGGCAGGCGCTTTATGAGCGGGCGCTTGAGGTGCTGGCGTGAAGGCCCTGCCGTGGAAGGCAGTCGGCCTGCTGCTGATCCTGCTGGCGCTGGCCGGTGCGCTGTACGGGGCATACCGGCACGGCGTGACCGTCACCGATCTGGCCTAGAGGGCGAAGTGGGCCGAGGAAGTCAGCGGTCAATCCGAAGCGGTGGCCACCACGACCACCGACTACCGAACCGAAGAGCAACGCCGCCAGAAAGCGGCCAACCAGGTGGCAAACGATGCGAGACAAGAACAGACCGCTGCGCTTACTGATGCTGCTGTCGCTGACGCTGCTGGGGACCGGCTGCGCCTCGAAGCCGGAAAGCTGGCAGCCGCCACCAGTTGCGCCCCCGGCGATACCGGCGCTGCCGAACGAGGCAAGGCAGCCAGCCGCGCCGCCATGGTGCTCTCCGAACTGCTCAGCAGGTCTGACTCGCGAGCGGGAGAGCTCGCTAAATATGCTGACTCAGCCCGAATAGCCGGGCTGGCGTGTAACCGCTTTGTCGAAGAGCTATCCAACACCACCAATTCAGCCAGGCCCGTAGGCCGCCGGGGAAGCACTGTGCAGACAGCAACGAAGCAAGAAACCTACGACCGCACGATGAAAGTGACGTTGGCAGTGAAGGCGAACGGCGGGTCGGTGGCGGTTCAGATCCAGGCCGGTGATAACTGGATCACCACCGACACCTTCTGGAAAGACGGTGGCTATCAGCTGAGCATTCCGCCCGCGACGATCCGCTATGTGCCCGCTGCTGGCGCTGCATTTGAGGTCTACGCATGAGCCTTCTGGTCAACCCGATCCCACTCCGTCAACCGATCCGGCGCGGCCTGGGCCTGCTCGGCGATAGTTTATCGGGCAACTGCCACACCATCGGGGCGACGGTGTCCGGTACCGAGGTCTATGGCTACGCGGCCTGGATCGCGGCGCGCACCGGCCTGTTCCCGAGCTACGTCGACAATCAGGGCAAGCTCGGCGACCACACCGGTCAATTCATGGCTCGCCTACCGGCATGCATCATCTCATCCACCGCCGACCTGTGGATGCTGCCATCCCGAACCAATGACAGCACGACTGCGGGCATGACGCTGGCGGACTCCAAAGCCAACGTGATGAAGATCGTCACCGCGTTCATGAACACCCCCGGCAAGTACCTGATCGTCGGCACCGGCACGCCGCGCTTCGGCAACAGGGCGCTGACCGGGCAGGCGCTGTTCGATGCGATCGCTTACAAAGACTGGGTGTTGAACTACGTCAGCCAGTTCGTGCTGGTGGTGAACATCTGGGACGGCTTCACCGAGGCCATGACCGTGGAAGGCCTGCACCCGAATCTCCTGGGTGCCGAGTTCATCAGTTCGCGGGTGGTGCCGATCATCACCGCCAACTTCGAATTTCCCGGCATTCCTCTGCCCACGGACGCTGGCGACGTTTACTCGGCCATCCGCCCGTTCGGTTGCCTAAATGCCAATCCGCTGCTGGCGGGCACTGGAGGCTCGCTGCCAGCTGGCGTGAATGCTTTTGCAGGGTCTGTGCTGGCGGACGGCTACAAAGCCGTTGGCTCTGGCCTGACCGGGATCACAACGCGGTGGTACAAGGAACCCGCTGCCTATGGTGAGGCGCAGTGCATCGAGCTGCGTGGCAACATGGCAGCGGCGGGCGGCTACATCTACGTGCAACCCACGGCCAACGTGGTACAGACCAACCTAGCGGCTGGCGACGTTATCGAAATGGTGTCGGCGGTCGAGATCGACGGCTCATCGCGCGGGATACTGGCCTGGGAAGCTGAGTTGACCATCACCAAGACGGTCAATGGCGCATCGTCCACGTTCTATTACCGCTCGATGGACAAGTATCAAGAGCCGTTCACCATGCCGGCCAGCTTTTCCGGGGCGTTGGAAACACAGCGCGGCACGATTGACCTGAGTGAAACTGTGATTACCTCACGCATGGGCCTGTACCTGGCTGCAGGCGTACCGCAGGACTCAACAGTCAAGGCCGCTCAGTTCGGGATACGCAAGGTGTAGAAGGGACGAGTCTTTCACTGGCCTCTCCACTTTTTTCGCGGTGTTTGATGTTATGTATGATGCTAACACTTACTTCAGAGCAGCATGGCAGACTTACGAGGCGGCACATTGCTCTTTGCAATGAAAAGCCCGCTCTGTGGCGGGCTTTGATTTACATTTATGATTTCAGGACTGCGATCTGATCAGGAGCTCGGCGAAGCACTCGGCAACCATTTCGGAATTTTCCTCAAGCACATTCAGGTACTGCTCTATGCGTCCCGACACCTCGGTGGACCCGCGCTGATCAATCCAGTGACCTATTTCTTCGACCGCGCTGGCGATGGCATTGGAGTTTTCGTTGAGACGATAAAGAAGGGTAATTAGGGAAACTCTGAAAAAGACTTCCTAATTTGGCAAAATCTCCGGACACCAGTCGCCGAGCTTTTCGATGATGAAACAGATGACCTTCGCCGACGCCGAGTATGCCGGCAAGCGCAAGCAGACCCGTAAGGAATTGTTCCTGATCGAGATGGATCAGGTGGTGCCCTGGAAAGGTTTGATTGCCCTGATTGAGCCCTATTATCCAAA